AAGTTCAGCAATGTTTACTTTAGCACCTAGAGGTCTTGTATAGTTTACAAGATAGTCCCATGCAATACGTTTAGATTGATTGTATGTAGGAGCTACATATGCGTATCTAGGTTCTTTTTTTGTGCAGGTAAGTGCACTATGTATAAGTTGATTAATAGCAGATACGGTTTTACCCATACGTCTGTGTGCTACCACTACCACAAACCTATGATCTTTGACTGCATTGTGTATCAGTTTTTGGGGGACTCGTGGTCTATACCCAGTATCTAAAGTTTTTTGCGACTCCATATAGGGTCATCGCCTCCTAGTTAATAAATTACCACTTTACTTTGTTAGCCCAATATGCGGCAGACATCTTACCTTTTGCTATGTTTTTACCATGCCTAGCTTTAAAAGACTTGGCTCTTGCTGTATCACCTTTATCACCACTCACACCTTTTTGACCAAAGCGTATAAGCTTTTCTGTGTCACCATCTTTAGCCAATACAGCGTGTGATTTAGTAGGATGGCTAGGTGTAGCTTTAGGTTTGTTATAACCTGAAAACGTTTCTTTGCCTTTCTTAATCATTTCTTTTTCTTGGCTGTCTTTGCTGCTTCTTTAAATTGCATAGCTGTAGGAGCTCCTTTAGAGCCTACCTTACGCATCTTCTCACCAGAGCCCATAGCAATACGTTTTTTCTTTGCGTTGATGTTGGCATAAAGTCCAGTTTTAGTAGCCATTTTTCATGCCCTTCTTTACAGGCTTAGCAACTACTTTCTTACCTGATTTCTTAGCATAAGACTTAGCTTCTTTCTTACCTTTTTCTGTGTAAGCAAACTTCATTTTTCCGACCATTGGCATAACGTTCTCCTTAGTAGCCTAGCATTTTTAAAAGTGTGTTTATATTCATAGTGGGTGGTGCGTTTCGTGCATACATACCACCAGCACTAGGCGGAATGTTTTGCATAGTATTAGCTTGTGGATTCATTTGTCTTAGAGCGTTGACCATAGTATTGCCTTCACGATCACTCATTTGACCCATACCATAAGCCTCACTCATTTGTCTTATTCTTGACATCTCATCCATTTGTTGTTGCATTTGAAGTTGTTTTAATCGTGCAGCCTCAGCTTCTGAAAGCTGACCCATACCACTTACTGATGGTGATGATTTTCGCATTGCGTCTAAATACTCTAATAAGCCCATAATAATATCCTATAAAAAATTTGGGTACTGCCGTTTCAAATAACTTTGGGTTTTTGATTTTTTAAAAAAAGGGGGGTGGGGGGTCTAATCTATTCCCGTTACAATCTTTACTTCAACAGGCGTTCCATCAGGGTTACCACTAATCTCATGTTGCGATGTTTCTTTCCACTTAGCTCTTGACTTCAACCAGAAGATCATAGCTGTGGTGTTGCCTTCTTTAGCTTGCTTAAACAAAGTTTCTGCTACAGAAGCGTTAGCCTCAATACGACCTTTAGCTAATTCATCGTGGTAATACTTAGTCAAGGTATCTGCACTAATGCCTAGTACTGTGGCTATATCTTCGTGGCGTGTCCCTACTGTAGATAACATAAATACTTTATTTCGGGTGGTCTCATTTGCAAGGTGCGGGGGTCGTCCGCCTTTGCTAGCGTCAACGTTATCAGGGATCAAAGCCTTGCTGTCATCCATGCTTATATCATCCGCCTTTAATGCATCGGGCATAACATCGGGCTGCACGTTATCTAGATGCGAATGATTCTCATTCTCAATTGGTTTATCGTTATCGGTCATTATCTTATATCCTGTTATATGTCAAGCATTATTACAATTTGGTTACAATTTATTTATCATTAATCTATTGACATGATTTATTAATCATCTAACATAAGAGCGTAAAGTTTTATTTACTATTAATTACATAAGGGGCATTAAATGAAATCAATCACTATTTATACCGATCCATCGCACGGATGGGCTAAAGTAACATTAAAGCAGCTCATTAGGCTTAATATAGCGGATAAGATAAGTACCTATTCTTATATAAGACGTAACCGCAGCGGGGCGGGTTTTGCTTACCTTGAAGAAGATTGTGACTTATCAACCTATTTACAGGCTTTAGATGCTAAGGGCATAAACTATATGTTTAAAACATTGCATACTAATAAGAGCAGCAAAATAAGATCATATAGCCGCTATACATTAGGGATTAATTACATAAACCCTTTTTATAATTCCGATAAACCTAATGAAGTAAACTTCAATTTACTATATGATACTCATTTTAAGATTAAACCATATTAATTATTACTTACTATATAAGGGGCATTCTATGAATCAAATAAAAGATATATGTTATCAATGCAATAAAGTGCAGGCTTATAACACCATGCAGGATTTAAACCCATTACAGTTTGATATTTATTGTAATGAATGTTTAAACGTTATTAATGAAAGGGCAAAAAATGAAGCGAATTAAATACATTATCGAATTATCAATAGCGGATACATGGATTGCGGACGGATTCGATATAAGATCCAATAACGATGTAAAAGAGCTATTGCAGCGATTATTACCCTATGCATATGGGCATGAAGTAAGCGGCAAGGTTATTAGCAAGCCCGCTTTGAAAGTCATCAAACAATTACAAGGGTATACAAAATGAATACTATGAAAGGTTTAAAAGAATATATCAAAGCTTTAGAAGCCCATGATTGGTTTTATAGCTATAGCGATGATCATCAAGCCTATATGACAGGATCAAGCGAAAAGCAAAATTTACGCCGCCTTGCTATGGTTTATGATCATGAGTTTCAAATATGGGATTCAATAGCACCGCAGCAATTTAAAAAAGGGGCATATTAAAATGAATAATAAAACACTTATTAAAGCAATAAACAGTATTGACGATCCAAAAAGGCTGCAAATAATAACCGTTACTGATACATCCGATAATCATTTATATGACGATGAATTAGCGGATTATAATTCTATGCTAGCAAGTAAACACGGCGATTTTTCATCAATCAATATTGAGGATCAATAACATGAATATGATTAAAAATGCTTTTATATTGCTTTTAATGTTAGTAAACTTTTATTTATTCTTAATTTTAATTCTAGGGGCTTAAAAATGCTTAATACTAATGATCTTAAAAAAGGTACTCAAATAATGTTAAAAAATGGCTGGGCTGCTGTCATCTATGATAATAAAAAGGGCAATACACGCCTTGCGGAAGTAGACGGCATATTTAAAGAGATCGGATCAATTTATAGTCATGATATCGATCAAGCTTTTATCAATGGGCAATGGCAGCCAGTAAGTCATACCAAAAAGCAAAAAGATTTAAATACTTTAATTAATGCTATTTTATAAAGGGGCTTAAAATGATTAATGAAAATTTTAGCAGCGGATACAATGCAGGGCTTGATGCATTAGAAAATATATCTCTTATTAATGAAAATCCCGATCATGAAATTCTAGCGGGCTTGCTATCGTCAATTATGAATTGTATTTATTTTTATGCCCCTAGCGAAAAGGCTGCTAGCGATCTAGTAAAATTTGCCGTTGACTATGCAAAAGAAGAAAATGCCAAAATAGGCATGAATCTACCAAAAGGGGCTTAATTATGTATATTATCGACTTTAGATTGAAAAAAATTGCCCGCTTTGATAATCAAGGCTTAATGTTATTTATGAATGATCTTTTTAAATATCGGGATAGCGGCTTGATCAATCAACGTTACTTTTTATGCAATACAAAAAAACTAGCGAATCAAATAATAAAAAAAGCTTTAGGCGGCAAGCCTATTTAGATATATCTTAAAGCCTTTAAACTATTGAAGGCTTTAGGGCTATATTTAGCCTTTTACAATTACAATTATAAAAAAGGGTTTAAAAATGAAATTATTATCTATTAATCAGGATTCAAAAACTATTAAAGGGCTTGAAAAGGGTTATTTAACAGGCATTATGTATTTAGCCCCATATACGATAGGCGGTAAAAATATTTGCCCATTTGCTAAAGCTGCGGGTTGTATTGATGCATGTTTAAACACCGCAGGCAGGGGCATATTTAATAACGTACAGCAAGCCCGCTTAAATCGTACAAAATTATTTCATAGTGACATTAATGCTTTTATGAATAAATTAGCCGTTGAAATTGAAGCTTTAGAAAAGACAGCTATTAAAAATGGTTTAATTCCCGTTGTAAGATTAAACGGCTTAAGCGATATTAATTGGGAAGATATCCGCTTTAATTATGAATTTATTCATAATAAAATAAGATCGGTTACCATTTTCGAATTATTTAGCGATATACAATTTTATGACTATACAAAAAATCCAAATAGGGATCAATTGCCTAAAAATTATGACTTAACTTTCAGCTATTCAAATAAACCAGAATTTAAAAAGTTTAATGAGATAGCAATTAAAAAGGGCATGAGACTTGCGGCGGTCTTTTCCGATCAAAACTTGCCCGCCTATTTTATGGGCTTGCCAGTACTCAACGGCGATGAAAGCGATTTAACGTTTTTAGCCCCTAAAAATAGCATTTTAGGCTTATATGCTAAAGGGAAAGCAAAAAAAGACACTGGCGGCTTTATTATAAAAACGATCCCTATTTTAGCTATTTAATACCATTTAAACCGATTTTAAGGGGCTTTTTAGCCCCTTTTATCTTTTCTTAAGGGCTTATATCATGAATTAATTTTAAGAGCTTTAAAGCCTATTTATAGGGCTTATTTTTTTATTATATTTACTTATAAGGGCTAATGCTATGCGAAAAGCCTATGAATAATCTATTTTTTAAAAAGCTTAAGCGGCTTAAGGGGCAAGCCTTGCCCGAAAGCCTAAATGAGAATGATTATCATTTGCAATACCACATGAGTGAGAAAACCATGCAGCAAATCTTTTGATGAGATTTAATTAAGAAAATGGATTTTTCGCCTAGCTTTTCCACATTCCAATCAAAACTTTTGTTATTTCTTTTTGCCTTTTTTTTGGTTACTCATTGCTAAAGCAATAGCTACAGCTTGTTTTGGTGAAGTTACTTTTTTAGGTGATTTGCCAATATTTAATTGACCTTTACTGAATTCGGACATTACTTTAGTAACTTTAGCTGCTTTACCAGCTTTTGTTGTAGGTTTCTTCATTTTTTATCCAAAAAAAAAGCCCTTAATTTATAAAGGCTTAAATGTATTACGGAGAGTATGGGCGAGACTATCCCAACAGGCGAATTATAGCATAGTTAAATACTCGTGTCAAGCGACTATACGCCTTGAAGCCATAGATAGCATGTTATCAAAAGCAAGACTTAATTGGTACTCATAGTCATCGTATTTAGAGGTCTTTAGGTATCTAGCGTAGACTGCATCCTTCTGATTGCTGGGTAGACTGCTTATAATTGCATCAATTGTTCTAACATTGGTCATATCCATCTCTGACACCATCTCTTCGAAAGCATCGCTAGTAGATTCACCGCCACTAATCATGCCAATAGACTTGCTAGGGTATCCCAGCTTTGTGCTAGGTGCGTGCATCCATAAAGCCCAGTCATCAAGTATCTGTTTCAGTCTATCTATGTGCATTAGCTTCCTCTTCGGTATGTCGATAAATGCTTAATATCCTACCACTAAAGTCTGGCATAGGATGAAATATATCTTGCAACATTGGAGCTTTAGTCTTCCAGTATAAATGAAACTTATTAGACTCATCAGCACTTATGACACCCTGTGAGTGTAGATTATAAACTACAGTCTGAACTTTCCTAGTATTTGCTTTTAACCTATTTGCAATCTCTGGAATAGTTAAAGGGTTATCGTCTATCATATTAATGATTCTATTTCTAAACGTTTCTATATCGACTGACTTGCCTTCTAATTCGTATTGTCTTTGATGTGGGTTCATTTGTTTAGTTCGTAATATTTACTTACTGTTTTCATATCCTCAAATAACACTTGAGTTACTTTATCTTTTCTACCATCTCTTGTATGAATTAAATATACTCCCTTGCCCTTTTTAAAATTATTTGATTGAAGTTTGCTCATTGTTAAATCTAATAATTGTTTTCTGCTAATAACAAACCAAGTTTTTTCTCTTTCAAAAACTATGTAATCTGCTTGACCTTTAATCCATCCACACTTACCAGATATATTAGTACCTTCTACCCATACAGAATCCATTATTACTTTATCTGTTGAATATTTTAATTTTCCAGAACTTTTAACGTCAAATTTATATTTGTTATTATCAATAAAATTTAATGTGCCTTCAACATCCCAATGCTCATATATATCTTGTTGCTTTGTTGGATAATTAATGTTTATTAAATACTTATCTGCAAATCTTTTCTCAGCGTCTTTACCGTATTTAAAACAATAATCAAAATATTGTTTCACGAGACATCCACCACTTTACATTCCCAACGACTGCCAACTTTACGCCACCCATGCACGTTCACTTTTATATTAGCTTTTCTTACTATCCCTATTGTATCACTATCAGCAATTTTTTTAACTCTTGCAGATATATTTGTATAACTTGTGGTTTGGACTGCTAACACTTCATCTTCTTTTATAGCAAGAAGATCGCACCAACCCCACATATCTTGGCGAATTTTACAAAAGTGATTAAATTTCTCTGTAATGGATACAAGGTATCCTTCTGCTCGTAATTTCTTAAGGCTTAACTGCGTTGGGCTTGTCGCCATCAAATTGACTTTCGTTAGGTTTTTCAAATCCATCTTTAAAACGCTTTTCTACTTCACCAGTAGATTTGTTTAATTCATATTCATAAGCGTGTGGTGATACGTCATCACTATTATTTTTCTTTCTAAATATTTTATTCCAATTGTTTTCTGCTTCTGTTTCAGAGATTAACAATGGTCTTCTTCCAGAACCTTTACCCAATTTTAATTACTCCCCTATCAAATAACAAACCAATAGTTTTACGATGAGCAGACTCCCATGCTTCAATTCTTTCATGCCTGTCTAACTCTTTGTTGTTGTCTATCATATCATGGCATTGATAACATAGGCTAGCGATGCGATAGTCGTTTGCTTTAATTCCTGTGCCCTTGCCATCACGCTGTTGATTAGAATGAGCAGCACATACTGTTCCGTCTTCTCTACCACACATAGCACAAGGGAACTCACGCACTGCTTCTAACAGTTTCTTACTACGATAATTCATAAAAATACCTAATGAGTTTAGCAACGCCACCAACAAACCATACAATGCAAATTATAACTATGCCATCTATAATTGGTTGTCTCATAATTCCCAACTCCATCCAAGAGTAGATGCCCACCTTTCACAGCTCTCTTGATAATCGGTCATTTCTTTAGTAGTAAGTTTTGTTGTTGACTTAACTAACTCTACAGGATGACCAGCGATCTCTGTTTGATAGCGTAAAAACTTATAGCCAAGAAGCTCATGGACTGTGCTTGGGTCTTCACCAATGTAATTAGCAATTGAACCATATAGCGACCACAGCCTTTCATTCTGCTCAAGTGACCTTACTACTTTTTCCTCGCTAATATTCACACGCCACCTTTTAGTTAAATCAAGAGCTTTAATCTTTGTTATTAAGTTTTCGTAATTGTACTTCGTCAAAACGAATCGAATCATATTTGTCATCCCATCCTTTAGATTTAAAAGTTACACCTTCTTTAGATGTTGCTTTGTAAGTAGCATCTTTGCCATACAACTTTTGAACATATTTTATAAATTCATTTATGGTCATGGTCGTTCCTTGTAACTTAAACCTTTTTTATCAAACCAAAAATTCCATTTACCCTCTACAGGATAATTACGTTGCTTTTGTAAATACACTACGCAATCTGGAATACCTTTTAAATCTTCTTCTGTCTTATCACCTGTTTCAATATCATACTCTTTCTTCTTATTGCGGAATACACAAATTATGTTATCACATAAATTGCGAATATGCGAGCTGCCTAAAATGTGAGTAGCATCTGGAACTACGTTTTCATCTGCCATCTTACGAGTATGTGCAACCAAGAATACATGTACGTTTAAATCACGACACGTTGTAGCAAGTCTGTCTATAAAAAGTTTTTGTCTTTCATAATTGTCTTCAGAAATATCTGACATCTTCATAAGAGAATCAATTACAAACACTTCTACACCTAATACATGCTTACCCCAATACAATGTAGCAATCATATCTTCTGATGTAGTAGAGCCTGTTTGGTCATAAAGATATAACTTTTCTTTAGCACGATCACAAAACTTTATAACATAATCATCTGTAGGTTCTGATGACTTTAATGTTTGCTGCACCATCCGAGCAAGAGTTAATACAGGTCTCATCTCTAAAGAAGCAATTAAACATTTAGTGTCTTGTTTCATTAAAGATAAAACAATTTGAGACAACCACATGCTCTTACCATGACCAGACACTCCTGTCAAGACAGTTAATTCAGCAGGTCTTATTTTAAAGTCATCTTCCGTTTTAACGAAGCCCAACGATTTGCCAGAGTGTATTTCAGAATTAAAATATCGAACAACCTCGTCAGTAAAAACATCCGTACTCTTAACAAGAAATTCTGCATTTGCACTTTCACCTTTATAATATTCATTTATAATATCCTTGTTGACTGTTAATTTTTCTAATGCGTCACCTATGTTCATTTAGCACCATCCCATACATTCCTAACTTTTTGCAATTCATCTTCCCATCTTTCTTGATTAATATAAGTTAGTGGTGCGGGGTTAAATCCTTCTTTCCATGATTTAGTTTTACTCATTTCTTTTACATGGTAAATAATCTTGTCAGCAATTTTATCCAAACCCTTGCTACCCCATTTTTCCATACAAGGTTTTTTACCTACTTTTCTATTGGCTGGATACTCTTTCCAAAAATCTTCAAATCGCACAATAGATATTATCTTATCT